CCGGCGGAACCGCAAATCCCGACATCGGCCTCGGCCTCGCAAACCTGAGCGATCAGACTTACGATTTCATCATCGAGCCGTACACCGACACGGCGAATCTAAACCTGATCAAAACCTTCCTCGATGACGCGCAAGGCCGCTGGTCCTGGGAGCAGATGCTTTACGGCGGCGCCTTCTCCGCGTTCCGCGGCACCCTCGGCGAATGCACCGCTTTCGGGAACGGGCGCAATGATCAGCATATGTCGATCATCGCCTTTAACGACTCGCCCGATCCCCCTTGGAATTGGGCGGCGCATATCGGCGCGAAGTGTGCCGCATCCCTGCGCGTCGATCCCGGCTTGCCGCTGCAATACATCACAACCGACCTTGCGGCGCCGCCCGTCGCCTCGCGCTGGTCGATCGGCGAGCGTAATACCCTGCTGTATGACGGGATGAGCACCTATCGCGTCGGCGATGACGGCAGCGTCATCATCGAGCGCATGGCGACGACCTATCAAAAGAACGCCGCCGGCGCGACTGACAATTCCTACCTCGACGTTGAAACCATGTACGGGCTGATGTTCGTCGCGCGCGATCTCGCAAACTACTTGCTGGCTCGCTACGCGCGGAAAAAGCTCGTTTCCGACGTGACGCTCGTCACCGCTGGCTCAAATTGCGTCACCGCCTCGATGATCCGCGCGTCGGTGATCAGCGAATATCGCGCGCTCGAAACCGCCGGATATGTTCAGAACTCGGCCACCTTCGCGAAAAACATCGTCGCCGAGGACGCCGGGAATGGGCTGGTCAAGATCCTCGCGCCCGTGGACCTTGTTAATCAGCTCCGACAAATTGCGATATTACTTCAATTTAGGAAGTCGTGACGTGACGCCCGCGAAGCGCGAAGCGTATGACCGATGGTATGCCACGCATCGAGAGGCGTGGCTTGCCACTCGACGCGCCCGCTATGCTGCTGATCCGACACCGCATCGTGAACGGGTGAAGGCTTGGCAACAGGCGAATCCCGAACGGGTATCCGCCATCTATCAGCACTTTCAAGAGAACAACCCTGGTTATGCCCGCTGGCATTATCATTCCACAGAGCAACGCAAGATCGGCCACATCCTGCGAAAAGCTCTTCACTCCGCGCTAATCAACAACCTTAGTCGCCGGGACTGGTATCGGAATTCCAAGTTGGGGCCGCTTCTCGGCTGTTCTAAGCCCGCGCTGATCGCGCATATCGAGGCGCAATTTGAACCCGGCATGTCCTGGGAAAATCACGGCCGATCTGGCTGGGAAATTGACCATATCCGGCAATGTAATTCATTCGATCTCACCGACCGGAAAGAGTTGGCCGCCTGTTTCCACTACACGAATCTGCGCCCGCTGTGGCGCGCCGACAACCTCAGCCGACCGCGAAAGGAGTAGGGGCTATGGCCGCGTGTGAAAGACTCGCCGGAATCACCGGCTTAACCATAGATGGAAACGCATATTTGGTCGTGAGCGATGTCACATGGTCGCCCGCCCGATGGAAACGCGAGACGCTTGTCGGCCTCGACAGCGTGCACGGCTTCTCGGAAGTCCCGCTACAGGGCTATATCGAGGCGACGCTCCGAGATCAAGGTACGATCACCGTTGGCGACTTCAACGACATGCGGTGCGTCGAGGTGATGGTGACGCTCGCCAACGGCAAAGTCGTCGCCGGCTCGAATATGTGGAACACGGCGGCGCTCGAAGTGAAGGCCGCGGAAGGCACCTTCGTCGTGCGCTTCGACGGCGTCAACGTCGCGGAGCAATAGGCCCATGTCCGATTTGCGCCTCAACGGCGGCGGCGAACTCGAACTCGGCGACGCGGACATGACCGTCGACGAGCCGCGGACCCTCGACATCGAGATCGATCCGCCGATCACCCTCGCCGATAAGAAATACGAGACGCTGCACCTTGCGGAACCGACCGCCAAGATGGTCGAGATCGCCGAACGCGAACTCGGCGCAAATATGTCAGTCCATGCGCTGCGGCGATATCAGATCGCGCTCGTCGCCCAAGGCGCGAAGGTGCCCGTCCCGGTGGTCGAACGGATGCTGATTTCTAAGGTCCGAGAGGGCGCCGATTTTTTAGCGAGCTTTATCGGCGGTGGCCCAGCAACTGGCGAGACGTGATCGCCGATCTGACCTATTGGTGGCGCTGGGGACCGGACGACGCCTGGGGGCTGACGGGCACCGAACTTCTATGGTGGCTCGAACAGACCAAGCGCATCGCCGCCGCCCAACAACGTCCGCGTGACGAATAATGGCCGGCTATGCCGTCACCTTTTCCGTTGTCGACGAGGCGACCAAACAACTCGACGCGATCCGGCGCCGGATCCAAGGCGTTTTCGCGCCGATCGAACAACACCAGCGCGCCGCGAAGCAACTCGTCGACGCCAGCGGCTTAAAGAAAGTCGCGGAGGGGTTTAAGGGTGTCGGCGAAGCCGGCGCGACGGCGTTTTCATCCCTCGCGCGCATCGTTCCGGTGCTTGGCACCATCACCGGCGCCGCCTCGGTTGCCGGGATGGCGAAACTCGCGGAATCGACCGCGAATTTTGCTCGCGCACTGCAACTCAATTCCACCTACATCGGCACGACCTCGCAGCAATTACAGACGATGCAAAACGGGTTCCGCATCGCCGGCGGCAATGCCGACACGATGACCGAATCTCTGAAAAACGTCGCGAAAACCAGTTACGACGCCTTTCTCGGCCGCAATGCGACGGCGGCGGCGCGGCTGGGTCAACTCGGGATCGCGCTACGCGACAATAACGGGAATTTACGCAGTGCAGTGGATTTGCAAGGCGACGAGATCGATGCAATCAGCAAGATCACCGACGCCCGCGACCGCGAAACGACGGCAACCGAACTTGGCGGGCGTGCGCTCTTTGACGTCGTGGAGCAGTACCGCCTATCCGGGAAATCGAGACAAGAAGCCGAGGCGCAAGCGGCGAAATACGGTTCACTGACGAAAGAACAGATCGACGATCTGCATCAATTCCATGATGCAATGGGCGAGGTCAACGTCGCGTTTAATCGGCTCGCCGAGGATTTCGGCGCCGCGATGGCGCCGTACTTCACGCCGTTTTTACAGTTCCTCGCGGCATTGGTCCGGGATCACAAACCGGCAGTGATCGCCGCGCTCGGCGCGATCGGCGTCGCGGTGTCCGCGTTAGGCACGCTGTTCACAATTCAGCTTGGGATCAAGGCCGTCGGGGCCGTCACCGGCCTAACGGCAAGCATCGGCACGATGGGCTTGTCGATCACAAAGGCGCTCGGCCCGCTCGCCGCGCTATTCGCGGCCTATGAAGGCGCAAAGTCCGTCATCGCCGATCCCGGCAACCTGGCGCCCGGCGCCGGCTTGTGGAAGTCATTTCAAAACATCATCAAAGGGAAAGCGCCTTGGGCCGAGGGCTATTTCCCGACCGACAAAAACCCTCTCGCGCCGCCGCCGGTGACTCGTCATTCATCAAAAAACAGGAAGGACTCGTCCTACATCCCTATTCCGACGTCGGTCATCAGGCGGTCGGCTACGGGCACGACTTCACCGCGGCAGAAAAACAGCAAGGATTCGCGACGGGCGCGAGCGGGCAGCGCATCCCTATCGGCAAGATCACGAAAGCACAGGCCGACGACCTATTTACGGCGGACTATCAACAGCGGGAGACGCAAGTCAGCAAGAGGGTTGGCGGCGGCTGGCAAAACCTAAACGCCAATCAAAAAGAAGCCGTGATGTCCTACTATTACAACACCGGACGATTGCCGCGCGGCATCACCGAGAACGTGCAAAGCGGCAATTTGCCCGCGGTTGCGGAGTCGTTGGAACACGGGATCAGCACCGTTCACGGACAATCCTTTGCGCCGCTCGTTAGGCGACGACATGAGGAGGCGGCGCTGTTTAACAAGCCCGCCGCACCCGCCGCGACCGGCGCCCCGGCGCAAGTCACCGGCGGACCGCCCGTCTCGGGATCCGTCGACGTGACCGTGACGCACCGCAACCCGCCGCCCGGTGCGACCGTCACCGCGACCGGCCGCGGCGACGGCGTCAACGTCGCGCATCCGCGCGTCGAGCAGCAACAGTTGCAGAACGTATGAGCGACCGCGGCATCGGCCCGCTTGTTCAAACCGCAGGCACTCGCCTTGCTACCGATCAGAGCGGGCAATCCTGGCTCGACTCGTCGTGGTGGCGTCAACTCCAGCCGGGATCGTGGCGCGGCGTCGGATTTGTAATGGACGCCGCCGAGACTAAGGCCGGCCGGCGGACCGTGTTGCATGAATATCCCTACCGCGACACCGTCTGGGTCGAGGACATCGGGCGCCTGCCCCGCCGGTTTAACTTCCAGGCATTCCTCGTCGGCGATGACGTCTATCAACAGCGGGCCGCGATGCTCAAAGCCTGCGAGCAAGCCGGCGCGGGGACGCTGGTGCATCCGACGCTGGGCAGCGTGCAATGTGTCCTTGTTGATTTCACCACAACCGACCGCCGCGAGCGCGGCCGAGTCGTCGAGATCGCTTTTCAATTCGTCGCCGCCGCCGACGTCGTCGCACCGCAGGCGAGCGTTGCGACGGGTGACGCGGTCAACGCCGCCGCCGGCGCGCTCAACGCCGCTTCGTCCGGCGATCTCGGTCGCACCTTGACCGATCTCGGCAATCTGCCGGCCGCCTCGACCGCCGCGATTCCGCAATTCGCCGACATCGCGGTTAACACCGTCAACGACGCGACGCGAGCGCTGAACGCCGTTCGCGGCCTTACCGGATATTTCGGGCGATATGCCGGCGGACGCCGCGCGACGATGTTGCCGATCGGCTCGACCGTCTCGACCGCGCTATCCGCCTCGATCACGACCCGCTCGGCCGTCCTCGATGCCGCCGCGACGCTGACCGGCGCAGCGGCGGCGCTGTAGGCCCATGATGCGGTTGCGCGCTACTATCCCCCCAGGCGATCCGTTCCCCCCCTCACAGGCCCCGCAGCGGGGAGAATTGACCCCTTCCGATGGCCGGCGAAGCCTTTAGCGCGGCGTCGGCCGATCTGGCGACCGCCATCCTCGGCGCGACAACCGACCCGGCCGACTCGGTCCGCCTGTTGCTACCGCTCGCCGGCTGGATCCCGCCGGCTCTACCCGGTCGCGGAGCGCTTGCCGACATCGCCCGCCGGGGGCAAGACGCCCTCGCCTCGAATTTGCGCTGTGCCGCCTGCGCGGCGCTCGGCCAAGCGGCGCAACTCTATCAACCGATCTCCTATCAAGACGCGCAATCGCTGCGCCTCTTGGTTTGCGACGCGCTCGACGCGGAAGCGACCCGCGCCGCCGATGCCGGCCGCGATGCAACCTATCAGGCGTTGCGCACCCTGCGCGCCGCCGTCGCGCTCGACCTCGCCGTCCGCGGCGCGACGCTCGCGGCGCTCGTCGAGATCACGACGCGCGTCCCGATGCCATCCCTCGCGGAAGCCTGGACCCTTTATCAAGATACCAGCCGGGAACCGGAGCTGGTCGCCTCGGCCGATCCGCCGCATCCGCTATTTCTGCCGGTCACCTTCCCGGCCTTGGCGCGGTAAATGGCGGCCGTAATGCCGATCGGCTGGCGCATCTATCTCATCATCGGCCTGTCGCTCGTTTGTTTTATCGTCGTCGCCACGATCGCCGGAGTGATTCGGTGATGTCCGACGTCGTGCTCGACGATCTCGAGGTAAGCGCGAAGGCGCCGGCACAACCCGACGCCGCGGATCCTAACGTCCTTACGCTGATCGTCGGCGGCAAAGCCTGGATCGGCTGGCAGCGCGTTTCGGTCATGCGCTCGATGGATACGGTGCCGGCAAATTTCGACATCCAAGTCACCGAGAAATATCCGAACACCGGCGACATTTCGATCAAGCCGGGGGATCCCTGTCAGGTCAAAATCGGCGGCGATCTCGTGATCACCGGCTACGTCGACCGCTACATCACGACGGTCAGCGGACGCGCGCACGATGTCCGCATCAGCGGGCGCAGCAAATCCGAGGATCTCGTCGACTGCGCCGCCTTCGTCGGTTCCAAGGATAACCCGACGTACCAGATCCTTGGCGGCAAAACCCTATCGATTGCCCACGCGCTTGCCAAACCCTACGGCGTCACGGTGTCGAGTCTGTCCGGTGATGGCGTCGACATCCCGCAATTCAACATCAATCTGGGCGAGACGGCCTGGGAGATCATCGACCGCATCACCCGCTTTTCATCCCTCGTCGCCTACGATCTGCCGGATGGCTCGCTGGTGCTGGCGAAAACCGCGACCGAAAAGATGTCATCGGGCTTCGTGCAAGGCGTCAACGTCGAGGTCGGGCAAGTCACCTACACAATGGACGAGCGATTCTCCGAATATGAAGGGTTCATGACGTCCGCGCTCGCCTTCACCACAGAGAGCGGAGGGCACATGCCGCGCGGCGAGATCGTCAAGGATCCCGCCGTGCCGCGTTACCGCAAACGGATCATCATTTCTGAACAGGTCTCGCAGCAAGGCCCGATCGTGAAGGCGCGCACGCAATGGGAGTGCAACCGCCGGATCGGCCGCTCGCAAGCCGTCACGATCACTTGCGACTCCTGGCGCGATACCGCCGGCAAGCTGTGGGCGCCGAACAACCTTGCACCGATCAAATTGCCGGCGCTGAAGCTCGCGGACGCTACCTGGGTGATCGGCGCCGTCGCGTTCTATCGCGACGAAGAAGGCCAGCACGCGATGGTGACGTTGATGCCGCAATCGGCATTTGAACCTGAGCCGACCGTGTTCCAGCCGCTAATGCCGCTGTTGCAAGACATGCAAGGCAACAACCCGACGAAGCCGCAGCAATGATCCCGGACGCGGTACAGCACCAAATCGATCGCCTCTATCGCCGCATCATGATGGCGGTCGCACCCGTTCAGATCGCCACGACGGACGATACCGGACCGATCCTGAAGGCACAAATCCAAGTCCACAATTCGCCGGAAACGATCGACAACGTCGGAATTCAGAACATCTACGGCATACACTCGCGCCCGCCGCCGGGAACCGACGCGACCGCGCTTTTCATCGCCGGCCAGCGGTCAAATCCGATCATCGTCGCGACGGGAGAGCAGAAATCTCGGCCGCGGCAGTACAAACCCGGCGAGGTCGGGATCTACACCGACGAGGGCGACAACCTCAAATTCAACCGCGACAAAGCCGTCGCCCTCACCGCCGGCAATTCCGCGGCGATCAACACCAAGGCGGCGACGATCAAAGGCAGCGATACCGTCACGCTCGACTCGCCGATCACGACCGCGACCAAGGACATCAAGGCGCTCGGCAAGGTCGATGCCAGCGGCGGCTTTTTCCAGAACGGCAACCCGATCGGCGGCGGCGGCGGCGCTGCAGGCCCCCCCGGACCCGCCGGACCGCAGGGGCCCACAGGTCCGACCGGCGCGACGGGACCGGCCGGCCCGCCGGGTGCGGGCTACACCGCGACGAGCGCGTCGAGCAACACGATCGGCACCGGCGCGAAAACCTTTACGACACAAAGCGGCCTCGCCTACACAGTGGGCGCTCGCGCGCGTGCCGCCTCGCATGTCGTGCCTGATCGATGGCTCGAAGGACTCGTCACCGCCTACAGCGGGACGACGCTGACGATCACCGCCGACCTGATCGGCGGTATCGGCACCTTCACCGATTGGGATATCAACCTCGCCGGGGAACAGGGGCAAGACGGCCCGACCGGAAGCCAAGGCCCGACCGGCCCGACCGGCCCGACCGGCTCGACCGGCGTCACCGGACCGAAAGGCGACACCGGCGCGATGGGACCGACCGGCGCTACCGGGCCGCAAGGTCCGATCGGTTTAACCGGACCGACCGGACCCGTCGGACCGCAGGGTGTACCGGGGGCCGATTCGACGGTGCCCGGACCCGCCGGACCGGCAGGCCCGACCGGCACCACGGGAGCCACTGGACCGGCAGGACCGCCGGGGGCCGACTCGACCGTGCCAGGACCGCCCGGCGCGACCGGAGCACAAGGACCAGCCGGCCCGACGGGCGCGACCGGACCGCAGGGGCCAAACTGGCAAGTCAGCACCGGCCTATCGCTCAACACCGGCACGACGCCGAGCACCCTTGCGCTGACGACGCCCGTTGCAATCGCGAGCGGCGGCACCAACGCCACGACCGCGGGGGCGGGGGCCGACAATCTGCACGGCTTCAGCGGCACCACGGCGGGGCTTGTGCGCCGCACCGGCGCCGCGACCTATACGCTCGACGGCGCGGCCTACATCACGGGCGGGCCGTACCTCCCGACCGCCGGCGGTCAACTGACCGGCGAGCTACGGAGCACCAGCGCTGCCAATGCGAATAACTCCCAAACATACGCAATAATCAACTCCACCAAATGGAGTTTCAAAGTCACGGCCAGCGATGACGGGGGCGCGGGGGGACTAGACTTTCGCCTTTCCGATGCTAATCAAATGAGCGTCGTCGGCGCAGGCACCAGCCCCGGCCGCAAAGTCAAAATTTGGGACGACGCCGAGGTCGGCCGAAATCTGACGGTCGATAACACCGTTTACATCGGCGGGTACGAAATCTACTTCGCGCGCAACTTCGGCGGCACCGACAGCGGTCCGTACATTCACGCCGACGTCAACAATGTGGTGTTTCGCCTTGGTTCCGGTAACACACAGTACCTCTGGCAAAATTACGCCAACACGCAAATGGGGTCGTGGGCGGCCAACGGCACGTTGACGATCAATGGCGGCTTGAACCTAAGCAACAACTTCAATTGCCAGACCATCAACCCGACCGTGAACAATAATTGGTGGTGCGGCCTGCCGCCCGCCGCCGGTCAGCAATCGTGGTACAACGTTTCCTCTTACAATTTCGGGACGGTGTCCGACGCACGCGCCAAAACGGCTTTTGCCGACATGCCCGATTGCCTGCCGCTTGTTCTCGACATCACGCCGCAACGTTATGAGCAGGTCGGAGGCCCGCCCGAGGAAACGGGGCGTGTTCATTGGGGCTTCGTCGGGCAGGACGTCGCCGCCGCGTTTGATGCCGCCGGTCACGATTTCAGCGGCGGCCTGATGGTTTTCGACGGGTGGCATAGCCTGAGTTACAATGAAATGACCGCCGTGTTGTGGAAGGCCGTGCAAGAGCTAACCGCGCGCGTCGCCGAGCTTGAGGGCGCGGCGCGATGAATGGTGGCACCGCGATCGCCCCGCTCGACGGCTGGATCGAAGTTGACGGGCTTCCGGTGCCGATCGCCGATGCGCCGCTCGCGCCCGCCGCCTGCGACGGCGACATCCGGATCGTTTGGGACAACGTCAACACGCGGGGCGATTGGTCGCTCGCTGATGGCGATCTCGAAACCGGCCAGGATCTCGAAACCGCCTGTTTGGTGAGCTTGTTTTCTGACGCTCTGGCAACACCGGATTTTATCCCGACCGATGGCACCTCGGACCGCCGCGGCTGGTGGGCCGATCTCTACGGTTCGCCGCCGCTCGGCTCGAACCTTTGGCAATTGGAACGGGCGAAGAAAACCCGCAATACGCTGGGCCTCGCGCGCCGCTGGACTCTCGATGCGCTGCAATGGCTGATCGATGACGGCGTCGCGCGCGACGTCCAGTGCAATACGTCGTGGCTGGTGTCGGGACATCTGGCGATCGCCGTCGCGATCATAAAGCCGGATGGAAGCTCGACCCGGTTCATGTTTGGCTGGGCCTGGACCGGACTCGCTTCCGTTCCGTCACCCGTTAAAATCCCGACATAAGGGGCCGCGCCAATGCCGTTTGCTCGCCCCACGCTCACCCAGCTTCGGGAACAATCGATCGAGGACATCACGACGTCGGGCGTTCCCGGCCTCACCGGACTCCTGCGCAACGCCGTGCTGCGCGTGCTCGCGTGGGTCATGGCGGGCCTCGCCTATAGCGTTTACGGTTATGCCGATTGGATCGCCCGCATGGGCGTCCCTTTCACCGCCGAGAATGAATATCTGCACGCTTGGGCCGCGCTGATCGGCATTTATCCGGTTCCCGCGAGCGCCGCGACCGGCCAAGCGCAGTTCACCGGAAACCCGACGACGGCGCTCCCGAGCGGCACACCGCTAACCCGCGGCGACGGTACGCCATACGTGACGACCGCCGACGGCGTGATCGACACCACGGGGCAAGCCACAGTGCCGGTCGAAGCCACGGTGTTGGGCGCTTTCACCGATTGCCCGGCCGGCACCGCGATCAACATCGCTTCGCCGATTCCCGGCATCAACTCGGCTGGCATCACCATCGGGCCGATGACTGGCGGGGCCGACGACGAGACAGAGGAATCGCTCCGCTCGCGAATGTTGTTCAAGTACCGCGAGCCGCCCGCCGGAGGCGCCGCCGCCGATTACATCCTGTGGGCGCTCGAGGTGCCCGGCGTGACCCGCGCATGGGTGCTCGGCAGCGGGTGGGGCGTCGGCTCGGTCGTCGTTTATCCGATGTTTGATATTGTCGAAGCCGCGAATGGCGGCTTTCCGGTCGGCACCGACGGGTGCGCGTCCGAGGAAGTGCGCGGCCCGACCGCGGCCGGCGATCAACTCGACGTCGCCGAGCATATCTGGACCGTGCAGCCGATCACCGCGCTTGTGTACGTCACCGCGCCGGTCCCGTTCCCGATCGATGTCACGCTCGCCGACCTTGAACCGAATACACAAGAGATCGTCGGGCAGATCGTCGCCGCGCTCGATGACATCTACCTTCAAGTCGGCGAGGTCGGCGGGACGATCTTCCCGTCGGATCTTTATCAGGCCGTGCTCGCGACTCCGGGCGTCAATCATTTTACGATGATCGAGCCCGCCGTGCCGGTCGTCGCGCCGCAAGGCTCGCTCCCGATTCAAGGCACGTTGACGGTTGCCTGATGCCGCCCCCGGTCTACTCGACCGCCGACTATTTCACGCAATTCCAAAGGCTGTTGCCGCGCGGGCGCGTTTGGCACCGGGGCTGGGGATGGATACAGGACGCCGATCTCATCACGTTGATTCCGACGTGGATACGGCTGCACCTGTCGCTCAACGACCTGATCGCCGAAACCTTCCCGTGCACGACAAACGATCTCTTGCCCGAATGGGAAAAGTCGCTCGGACTTCCCGACGAGTGCACCGGCCCGCTTCCGACCGTGCAACAGCGCGTGCAAGCCGTTTGCGCCAAATTCACCGCGCGCGGCGGTCAGAATCTCGACTACTTCATTCGCCTTGCAAACGCGCTCGGATACGACGCGCGGATTGTGCAATTCTCGCCGTTCCGCGTCGGCTTCAACACCTGTGGTCAGCCGCTTTACGGCGAGGCGTGGGCCTTCGCATGGGTGATCATCGTTCCCGCAACCGTCGTTATTCCGTTCCGCACCGGGATCTCGACGGCGGGCGAACCGCTGCGGACATGGGGCGACAAGCGGCTCGAATGCCTGATCGCGCGCGACGCGCCCTCGCATACGATCCCGATTATCCGTTACTCGCTCGACTCCTCGCAATGGGATCTAAACCTTGTGCCGCCGACCATTTGGGACGACGGCGATTCCGTGTGGGACGAAAACACGATTTTGGGACTTTGAACCGATGACATCGCAGATTGACTCGACGATTCCCGTTCAAGGCAACCCGACGACCGCGAGCGTGCGCGGGAATTTTCTCACCGCCGCCGCCGAGATCACGGCATTGCAAGGCGCAACCGATGGCGCGCCGTTCCTTGCCATCGCGGGCGGCACGATGACGGGGCCGATGTACCTCGCCAATGACCCGACCGACTCCCGGATGCCTGTGACGCTCGGCTATGCGCAGGCGAACTTTGGCGCGCCCGGCGGTCAGCCAGCCGTGCCCGAGGCGCCCGCCGACGGGGTTCTTTACGGACGCCACAACGGCGCATGGTCGCAAGCCGCCGCGATCGCCGACATCAACGCCGCGATCGCCGCCGCCGTCGTGCCAGCCAGTGAAACCGTCGCCGGTATCGCGATGGTTGCGACAACCGCGCAAGTCACTGCTGGGACCGATAACGCCGCCTTTGTCTCGTCGCTGAAGCTGCAACAACGCCTCGCCGCAGCGCTCGCCGGCTATGTGCCGACAACCGGCAATTCGAGCATCGTCGGCAGCATCACGCTCGCGCCGACCGCCGCCAACGCCTCGGCGACATTAACGCTCAACCATCCCGACGCCGGCGGGCAAAGCGCGATCATTGCGCAATCGGGAGGAAGCCCGACATGGAGCATCGCGCTCGGCGACGCCGCGCATAATAACAACTACGTCGTCAGCCGCTCGATCGGACCGCTGGCCGGTCCGATGATGACGCTCGAACAAGCGACGGGCATTGCCAACTTTAACGGGCTCAACGTCGGCATGGACTCCGCGCCGGGCGTTTCCGCCGCCCTACTGCTGGCGGGGCCGGTCAACCCGGCCAGTGCGTCACAGGACGTCGTGATGATCGCGCAAAAGCGCCTTACAACGCCGGTCAGCGGCTTCTATCGCGACGGCCCGCTGATCGCTCTAAAGGGGCCGATCAATCCGAATAACCCGCTCGGCGTGGAACTCTATGCCGGGTCGGTGGGGCAGGGGTACAAGACGCTGATATTCAACCCGAATGGCAATGTGACACTCCCCGGCAACCTCTTTGTAAATGGGAGCGACGTCTTGTTCGCGCAGGGGCTCGGCGGTAACGCGAACGGGCCATCCCTACACTTTGACATCACGAATCATGTGTACCGGCTCGGCCCGAACAATGGTCAGTTCCTCTTTGTGGACTATAACAATACGCAAGTGATGACGCTTAATAGCGCCGGCGTGCTGACAATGAATATCTTGGGCGGGCAGATAAGGCCCAACGGCACGACCTCGGTGCAAACCGACAACCAGTGGTGGTGCGGGTTGCCCTCGCCGAATGCGTGGTACGGCGTCGCCGCCTATGTTTTCCAGACGCAATCGGACGCGCGCCATAAGACGAACGTCGCCGACGTGCCAGACGATTGCCTAGCGATCGTCGGCTCGATCTCGCCCAAGCGGTACGAGCTGGCCGCCGGCCCGCCGGAAGATGAAGGCCGCATACACTGGGGTTTCATCGCGCAGGAGGTCGGCGAAGCTATGGACGCCGCCGGGCACAACTTCACCGGCGCGCATTTCATCACCGACGAGGGCTGGCACAGTCTCGATTACGGTCAGATGACCGCCGTCCTTTGGGCCGCCGTGAAACAACTCGCCGCTCGGGTAGGTGCCCTATGATGAATGCCGATCAAGAGGTCGCGGTGATGCTCACCGCCGCCGAGTGCAATACCTTGCTCGCCGTGCTCGGCGAGGTGCCCTACCGCATCGCCGCGCCGATCGTCGCGAAACTGCACAGCCATCTTCTCGCGGTCGACCCGACCGCGTTCGATCGCCCGCCCGCCGCCAATGGGAGCGCCGCTCATGCATCGGATTGACAACACGACCGCCCTATTGACGCTGCCGCAGCCGATACAGCCGGGGAGCCCCGGCTACTTCAGCAACGGCGATCCGCTGACCGGCCTTGCCCCGACCGTCGTCGAAGCCGACTGGATGAATTCGGTTCAAGAGGAAATTTCCTATGTGATCGAGACGTCCGGTCTGGTGCTCAACAAGCAGGACCGAACGCAACTGTTCCAAGCGATCACGCGCTTGACGCGATTACGGCTTCAAGGCCCGGTCACGTTCTACGTCGCGCCGGGCGGATCGGATAACAATCTCGGGACCGCCGCGTCACCGTGGGCGACCATCACGCACGCTTACAACTGGATTCGTGACCGGCTCGACCTCAACGGCTTTGTCGCGACGATACAACTCGCCGACGGCACTTATGGCGCTTGCTTTATGCAAAACGCCATCGTCGGGCCTTGGGTCGTGTTGAACGGCAACGCGAACGATCCGACCCGAGTGGTGGTGCACGGCCAAGCCGCTTGCGCGATTTGGATTCTGATGGGCGCGGCCGTGATGGTGCAAAACCTCACGGTGCGGGCAGATGGCACACAAGGACCGTTCGTCAACCAAGGCGTCGGGATCACCGTCTCGCACGGATCCTTTTACGGCTTAAACAATGTCTATTTTGACGTCTGCCAGAATCAGCACATTTGGGTCACCAACTCGGCAGTCGGCGGCGCGCAGTCGAACAATCTCCCTTTCACGATCATCGGCAGCGCGCCAATCCACCTATATGCGACGCAAAACGCGATGCCGGGCTACTACGGCGCGAATATCACGCTCTTAAACGCGCCGACATTCAGCACCGGATTTTGCGTCGCGCAATGGGGCGCATCGGTCGACTTGAGGAACACGATCTTCACCGGCACCGCGCACGGGAAGAAGTTCGACGTTTCCTATGGCGCCGGCATCGATACCGGCGGGCGCGGAATCAATGTGCTCCCCGGCGACATCGCGGGCACGAATAACGGGGGTTACTATTCCTGACGCGCCGGCGCCCCCTCAGCGGCCCGCTGGGGCACGTTTCGGCCTCGCCGCCACTACCCTACCAGCCATCCCGCCTCACGCAGCCCACGGTCCATCAGCGGGGATCGTTGATCTGTTGCCGGACCTCCCGCAACACGGCGGCGAGATCGCGTTGCCGGTCCCGGATCAGCCGGCGGACATCGAGCCACAGATAAGCCGGGATCGGCCGGCGACCGCGTGTCATCGTATGAATCTCATTGTAAGGTAAACCGATCGCCGCGGAAAATTGCGGGATCCAATGCCGCCCGTAGAGCGCCTCGCCGGCGCGGGATAGAAGGCTAGCCACCATCGCCCTCCCCGATTTCGATTATGCCCCTCTGCGGTTCTGCGTCGGGGCCAACGCGGCGATAAGCATACGCTCCAACGCAATCCGCTCGGAAGCCTTCGTGCCGATATAAAAAACCTGATCGAAGGGGCGCCCTGCGCTTCTGTGGCCAATAACGCGCTGGTGCATGCTCAAGCTGGATCCGATGTAAACGATCTTCCCGCCGAGCAGCAAGAGATAGACGCCAATCTTCGGATGATGCCCGTTCGCGGATCGCTCTAATGATGCGATCGCCCGCTTTTTTTGCGTCGGGGCCAGCGGCGTTCCGGCAAGTGCTGCGCGATACGCCTCGATGAATTTTGGGCTTCCCGGTCGGCCCGGCAG